GCCGCCAATGGCAGCGCCGTAGTTCGGTGACGGCCCGGTACCGTTGATTTCGTACCGGGGGACAGAAGAAGCCGAGTTGGGTTCAGGGGCCGGGGGCCCGACGAACCCGCGATCGACTTTGGGTTTGGGCTTGACGGCGATCATGTCGCCGACGAAGTTGCCAACGGAGGACATACCGGGAATGGCCTGGCCGAGGGCTTTCGCCCCCGACGACAGGACCGGCCGGATGTACCTATCGCGGATATTGGTCCAGGTTGACATGATCAGAAGTGGTCGATGAGACCAGGCACAGAGTAGAGGGGCAGCGGACGCGCAGCGCGGATATTGAAGAACATATCCGAGATGATTTCCTGCCCGCCGGCCGACGCGCCGACTGCAAGGATGCGCTCGAGAGGAACGTTCTCCTCGATGAAGGTCTTAGCGAGGGTCGGCCTGGTCGAGAACTCTTGGGCGAGGTGCCAGGCATCGATGGTGCCCGCAGAGGTAGACCGGAACAGCCCGGTCACCTGGCTGGGGTTGTAGCGGTATTCGCTCCAACGTTCCTGATAGCCGAAGACCTCTTCATCGCCGGCAGTGCCGTCGCAGAAGAGCTCCTTAGAGAGAACGGCTTGTTCGCCGAGAGCCGCAAAGACGGGCATGTAAAAGTCATACCGGGTCTTGCGAGACCACATACGACGAAGGCCCTGTTGGTACGTCAGGTCGGCGCGGACCATCGCCAAGCCGATGATCATGCCGTGCTCGGTGAACGACTGAGAGAAGCCGCGACCGGAAGCAACGGACGTTGCCATAGCGCCGAGGGTGCCTAGCGGCGTAGTTGCCCCTGTTTGGCCCGTGGCGCTCGTTTGAGCGATCGGCGAGACCATGATGGGGGTAGACCCCCCACCCAGATATTCGGGGCGCTGTAGGCGGGCATCCGGGCTTTGCACGCCGAAGTGAGAGCGAACAATCTCGGTGTAACGCGTACCGCCCCGGGCGTCGCGCTCCAAGAGCTTTTGAACTTGGAACGATTGGCGCAGCTGGTTGATGGTGGCGGACGTTGCCTCGGACAGATCTGTGAAGAGCCGGCCATTGGGGTCCAGACCCACGGAGCCGACGCCACCGACGACGAGGCCGCCAGACAGGGCGGAAAGTTGACCGTCGGGAGAAGCGCTGTTGTCCTGGGTCTTGCGCACGATCCAGGAATTGGCAGTGGGGGTATCGGCCCACTTGACGGGGGCCTGAGTCCCGAGAGGAAGAGCGACCGAATCGCCCTTTTGAGGCCACGGCAGACAGGAGGTGAAGTAATCGTGCCGCTTGCCGCGTTTCTGGAGCGCATAGTTAATGGAAGGATCGGGACCGTCAGAAGTACGGTCCATCCAAACCGGGTCGCACAGGTTTTCGTCCCGAAACCATTCGTTATAGATGAGGTTGTAGGCGCGGAGGGGCAGAGCGGAATGCTTGACCTGGCCATTGGCCGCGACCTGGCCGACGGTGGGGAGGCCCATGTAATCGAAGATGGAGCCGACAGAGTATCCACCGGTCGTACCGTTGATTTCCGGGACGGTGTAGTCGATGCTGTCGCCTGGCTGAGCCTGCTCGCCTTGAAGCTTCGCCCAGTTGCGCCAGACCAGGCGGTTAGGGACGAAGAAAAAGAAGGTGTCGAAATACAGGTTATCCATGATCTTAAAGGCATGCTCACACTGGCTGAAACTGATCTCACCAAAAACTCCGCTGCAAATGCAGCTGCCGATTATTACCGGATCCTCTCTGGATCTGCCGTCGCCGAAGGCTCGCAAGCGGCCGATATCTCGCGCCGCAAAACCGAAGCCGAACATTCTCGGCTCGGACTCTCTGAAGCCCGCGCAACTTCCGGTCTCTACGACCTCACCGGATCCGCAATCCCCGCCGCTAAACTCATCGGCTCAACAATCTCGTCTGCCACTGGACTCGGAAGACTCCTAGGCAGACGATAACTACCTTACTGCTAAGCCTCTTGTCTGCGTGCCAACGCAGCGCAAGCCCTCAACTCACTACATATACTCACACTCAATACTCACTTACTCATACTCATAAACCCACTCACTCATACTCTTAAACTCACTCAATCATACTCACATCATGCTCAAAACTCCCTTCATCCGCTCCGCGTACAACTACAACACCGACGAAGCTTCCCGCGCTTCGTCTCTCGCCTGTCTTGATATCTCCAAGACCCAACAGCAATTCAAGGACGAATGCGATATCAACACCATCGTTCGTCTCTTCGGCATCACCGGGAAACTCCCCGAAAACGTGCATGCCCCCACTTTCGGAGACTTCTTTGAAGTCGACGACTTCCACAGCGCACAGAACGCCGTCCGCAACGCGGCCGAGTCGTTCATGCGCCTTCCCGCGAACGTCCGTGAGCGCTTCGGCAACGATCCGCAACAGCTGATCGTCTTCGTCTCAGACGACCGCAACCGCAAAGAAGCTGAGGCCCTTGGCCTCGTCTTCACCCCCCCACCGTCCCTCTCTCATCCTCCCCTCCCTAACAAACCGGACGTCATGTAGGCAATGCCAGGGTATCTACTCCCCTTGCACTACACCCTCGGGCTATGGTACATACTTGTTATCCATAGCCCCAGCTGACACCAGTCAGCTATCAACCTCAAAGGACCTCAAGCCATGCGCAGATCTCCCGTCAACAAGAGCGCCTCCGCCGCTCAATTCCGCAGCAACACCCGTCGCACGAAAGCTGCAAACGTCCGTCCTGGCCCAGCTCGGGGAGGGATCCGGCTGTGATCTTCCTCGACGCAATCGTTGCTCTCTCCATCGGCTGGTTTGTGCTCCCAGCCGCCATCCATACGGGCCAAGGCGAGGCCCTTTGCACCTCCATGGGGGGTACCTACACCCTCCAAGGGCCGGACCGCTGCCCGGCCGGCCATTGGTCCCGCCTCCTGGTTCGATGATCCGTGGCGTGCTACCACCCGATCACTGCGTACACCACCGCAAGTGAAGGGGTCGTCTTTGCACAGCTCGGTCGTCACGACATTACGGGCACCATCCAATTGCCCTGTCGGGGGTGCATTGGTTGTCGAATGGACCGCGCTGCCGATTGGGCCGTGCGCCTGGGCCACGAGGCCCAGATGCACAAGGAGAAATCCTGGATCACGCTTACCTACCGCGACGACCCGATCACCCTGTCCGTGCGAGACATGCAACTTTTCATGAAGCGGCTGCGGCAGGCCATTCGGCCGACCAAGATCCGCTTCTTCCTCTGTGGCGAGTACGGCGAACAGCTCGCTCGACCTCACTATCACGTTTGCATCTTCGGATGGTTCCCGCCGGACGCTAGATCTGCCGACCATTACTCTTCTCGCAAAGACAACCCTACCTGGACCTCCGCCATAGTGGCGAAGGCTTGGCCTCACGGCTTCCACCTCATCGGGCAACTCCAGTCGGAGTCCATGGCCTACACCGCCCGGTACTCAATGAAGAAAATTAACGGTGATCTACAAGCCTCGCACTACGCCTATATCGATCCTCTCTCGGGTGCTCATTGCACTCGCGTGCCTGAGTTCGCTCTCATGTCTACCTCCCCGGGCATCGGCTCCGCCTGGTACGACAAGTACAAATCCGACCTCTATCCACTGGATCACGCTGTGCGATCCAATGGCCAGGTGGGCCGAGTGCCCGCCTACTACGACAAGAAACTGAAAGACCCAAAACCCGAGCTGCTCGAAGAGCTCAAATTCAAACGCGGCATCAAGGCCGTAAGTCGCTTCGAGAACAACACCGACGAACGCCTAGCAGTCCGCGAAGTCGTTCACCAAGCCAAAAGCTCTCAACTCAAAAGGTCCTACGAATGCAGCTCACCCTCGTTTCAGTCCGCGACTCCGCCGTTCAAACCTTCGGCCGGCCGATCTTCGTGCACACCATCGCCCAGGCCGTCCGCTCCTTCACTGATGAAGTGAATCGGGTTTCGGAAACGAACGAAATGAATCGGCACCCCTCGGATTACGAGCTCTACCACGTCGGTACCTACGACGACCAGGCCGGGCACCTCGAGCCCGTCTCCCCTCCCATCCTCATCGTCCGTGGTAAGGACGTTTTCACCTCCAAGGAGTAATCCATGCACCGCAACAAATCAGTCGACACTCATCGTTTTGCGATGACCCCTCGCGCGGAGATTCCCCGCGCTTCGTTCAAGATCCAGAAAACTCACAAGACCACATTCGACACCGGGTATCTGATCCCGATCTATGTCGATGAGGTACTGCCAGGCGACACAATCAGCCTGGACATGACGGCATTTAACCGGCTCTCGACGCCGCTTTTCC